GGTACCGAAGCGTAAGTCAATATAGGCTAACTGCGGAGGCACTGATCCATCCTCTAGCGTTTCTTCAATCAGCTTGTCAATACTTACACGTTTGCTCCAGTAGAGTGTTTCCCACTGACGTTTACTGTTATGTCCTGCGGCTTCTTCTTTGTAGCATTTTAAACAACTAGGTGGCTGTTCACCGTTCAGCATCTGTAGGCGAACGTTGCGCATGTAAGGGCTGTTCCAACTGGTCTGAAAATCACTTACATTTAAATTAGCAGGTTTGCCTTCTTCTGTTTTAAGAATGCCTACCATACCACCGTGTAGTTTGTCGTTAGTTGGTCCTACTGAACTAGCATTGGCAGTACAGCAGACACGCATACTGCCGTCTGGTCGTGTGCTTAGATGCACCCATGGTAGGATGCAAAATGTTTCCGAAGGTAACTTTGGAATATCACTCATTGTGCGGGCTTCTCTTTGATTTCATTTTGATATGCTTTATTATAGGCACATGTTTTAATGCATCTTGGTAAATGCTTTTCGTGTGCAGGGTCCCAGCTGTCTTTAAGTATAGCATCAAACCAGGGATGTTGCAATACTTCATCGATGGTTTTATCAGTTAGGCTATTCCAATCTCCGCCGTACTCTGCTAGCTTTTCGTTAATGTAATCTACTGAGCTGTCTTTAAATGCGCTGTCCCAAAGGAAACAACAGGGCCACATGGTTTGATTGGATGCTATGAAGATTTCACCTTCATGTACGAGCTTGCATTTAATACTAGAAATCACTTCTTGTTTAAGTGCATCATCAATAACTGGAATATATACAGGCATTGGTTTTTTCTCGGTAGGCTTCGATTGTGGAACCGCGCCCTTTACTGGTTGACTAAGTCCTGTATAGCTTTCTATAAACTTGCCTAACTTTTCAACTACTGCTACCTTACTGTGTTCCTTACTACCTGTAGTAGTAATGACCTGTAATTCAGTTACTAGTTTCTTAGTAACATCATCACGCTTTTTAATCTGCGCCACCCAATTGTTTATACTGTTACGCATGCCGGTTCGAATAGCAAATCGAAACCCTAGTTCACGAGCATGTGCTTCGGCGGCAACCTGTTCGTGTTCATTATGATCAAACACAATGTATACCCAAGCGGCTTTGGCTTCACCTTCTCCGCCGTCTGCATAGGCTTTCATATTGCGAGCAATAACATCAAACACTGTATTAACACGATAGATGTGATTGGTTTCTCTATGTCCATCTACGCAAAAGTTAATGTCAACAAGACCAGTAGACTTGCTGAGTTGGCCTAATTTATGCCACCAATCTGCTGGTTGTATTCCGCCGTTGGTGCTCAACTGACAGTAGCCGCCGTGTGATGTGAGGTACTCAACCATACTCAAGCATCCCGGATTACTGGCAGGATCTCCTAGCACTCCGCAGAACTTAAACTGTTTGTCTTTTATATGTCGTTGATCGGGAAAGAGGCGTTGGATATCAGCTAGTGTTAGTGAGTTAATTTCCAGCAAGTCGGGATATTGTGTGCGACTGCATCCAGGACAGGAGGCATTACATGCACTGGTAATTTCTAACTCAATCTTCTTGATGTTGTCTATGTTCATTTAAACTGTTCTGCAAACGCATCGTATTTCCCGCCGCATGTTTTGGCACATACAGCGAGCTTGCCGCTTGCACAACTAGACTTGTTCCAACTGTTGGGTACTAGGTCCTGGAAATATAATCCATTAACAATGCTTTCTAATGAAGTTAGTTTAGCATTTAATGTGTCTTTGCCTACTTGATCGATCAGTGTCCAAACTTGACTGCTTTTAGGCTGCCAATACCAAACATACATTTGGTTAGCTGTCCAACAGCAAGGTTGTACGATTCCTTCTGCTGATATGTACACGCTCTTTTCCTCTGCTACCTTACAGCGAATTTCGGATTCGTCCCAATAACGTTCCATGGGAGTCTTCTTAGCATCGTCTGTATGAAAAGTTTGTGCGCCTAAGTGTCCATCTAAGTCACTGACTTTACTAGGTAAAAACTTTATTTCTTGCGTCGTGCTTGCAATTTTACTTAGCTCTTGCAGGGCGGCATTCCTGTACTTTTGGTTTGTTGGAGCTTGCAGTAATGTAGTTAAACCCTTGCGATTACTGGCTTGATGCATCTCCTTGGTCATACCGCTGGCTTGGCTAAAGAAACGAGCAGACTTTTTAATTTGAAACTTTTCAAAGCCCATCTTAACAGACAGCTTCTCTGCATCTTCTACTTGATGTTCGTTGTGAGCAAATACAATATAGTCCCAACGAGCACGACCGCCTGCATCAATAAATGCCCGTGCGTTCTGCATGATCTTTTCAAAGCTGGTATTTTGTCTGTACAGATGATTGGTGTCTGCTAGCCCATCTACACTGAATACTACGTAACCTTTACGCCCCAAGGTGCGAGCTAGTTCAGCCCACCATTCTGTAGTTTTAGCACTGCCGTTGGTATGTAGGCTCAACATCATCTTGTCGTTGTGCTGTCGAAAGTAACGGAATATTTCCAGTGTATCTTTGGCAGCAATAGGATCACCAAAGTTACCACACATAAACAATCTATCCAACTGTGCTATAAACTTAGGTTCGAATATCTTCTGCGCATCTACTAGGCTAATTTCAGTATTGGGCAGTTGTGGATTATCCTCACCGCCGTTGATATTGCGACCACACATGGGACAGGCGGCATTACACTTGTCAGTTACTTCTAAGTGTACTGTTTTGATTTCGTTGTATTTGTATAACATTAGTCTATGAGCAGTTTAACATCAACCCCGGGTCCTGTCTTACTAGGCAGTCCTCCGTATTCTGTTACATACCATTGGATAACTGCCTTGTACCAGTTTTGACTGTTGTGATGCGCTTGTTTATTAAACTTAGAAATATTGTTGCTGGTTGCCTCTATTGTGCTGATAGCACGGGCGGCCTCCTTTTGTAACGTTCTAAGATCTAGATTATCTATATCCAATTCTCATGTACCTTGTATATTTTTCTAAGTCTAGTTCTCCGCTGAACAAGCAGGTAGTCATAGGAGTTTGAGCTTCGAATGATTGTAGATCTTTAGCACAATTAACATGGTCCTCGATCTCAAAATAATTGTTAGTCTGTACGACTACCAGTTTACCTGTAGGAATCTTGTTGTACCATGTACTAAAATGTTCAACATGCTCACAACTGGTGTTAATTACAGTATCTGGAGAGTCTGATAGATCTTCTGTAGAACCATCTGACTTAAACACTGTGTATGCATCTTTTACGTAGTCAATATCTAATATATCTTTTGTTGACGCTTTAAATGTCCAGTCGTCCATTACCCAAGGCTTATTGAATCTCTCAGCAATGGCGGCACAAGACGGATCAATGTCAAAACTTCTAATTTTTTTAATTTTTAGCTCATTTTCAAACATCAATGTTGCTAGTGTTGCATACCAGCCTGCACATAAAAATACGGTGCCTAATTCTAAATCTAGTTTCTCAAGTTCGTTCACCAACCAAATTTTACTTTTTAACTGACCCCGACTGAAACAATCTTCGTCTATAGTTATATCGTTACTAGAAAAATATTTCAATGCCGGAATAAAATTAGTAGAAACTTCACTGTTGAGAATTTTCCATAGACTCCACACATTATCATCCATGATTAGTTTTTTAAGTTCTTCGTTATCTACTAATCTAAAAATACTGTGTAGATTTTTTTCCATTACTGCTTTACGCAGTTCTTCATTTTTGACTAATCTAAAAATACTGGCCAAATCTTTATCTACATAACTTCGACGTATGTCTTTAAGATTTTGATTATCCGGGTATAAGATTTCAAATCTATCTAACAGATCTTTGGTATTCATTAAATTGTTCCTTTAACCATTTAAAATTATTAATCATTTTTAATGTTTCAATATCAGCTTTATTACTTAATCCATATTCTTTGCCTGCCAGTGCGCCAGCATAAGCATAAAATCCATAAGGGGCAGTTTCGTTTAACGTACACCATGCACCGAGTCGTTCTTCTGTCTCGTCTGTCTTTTGTCGATCTATCACTTTGCTTGCTAACTTACAACATTCTCGAAACGCCGACTTCCATGTATTAAATGGGTCAGTATTAAATGCGTTAATGTTGCTGACTTCAAACACAGGCTTAAACTTAGAGCTAATGCTAGTAGTCATATCGGGTTTGGTAATGTCCATTTCTTCAGTCATAGTACGTGGTAATAGTTTAACACCTCCGTTACCATATTGCAAGCCGTTTACCGGGTTAATACTGCGCCATACATAAACGTAGTCTAAGTCTTTTGGTAGGTAGTCAAACTGAAAGTCATCTACTATTTCAGCATCGCCGTCTACTACCCAAAACATATTTGTGTAACATTTTTTGGCACCAGCTATGTGTGCTTGATGTATGCCGTCAACTCCATGAACTCGTTTGGCAAAAGGAAAACGTGCCCGCAGTCTGGCCCAGTTGGCGTCTGCGTTAGGTTCTTGATAACTGATGAATACAATGTCGTACATTATTTTTCCACTATACTTGTATTCTGCATACGTGGGGGATTGGTGTATAGAGCCTTAAACAAACTACTTTGGCTCGCAGTATAAGGGTCAGCCATCGCTAAGTTTAATTCGTGTTCTAATGTTGCGCCTAACCCTGATATTTCGTGTGGTAGCATTTTTGTTAGAATCTTAGATTCGTGATCCTCCCAAAAATTATTGAGCCAGTCAAAATCACGTACATTGAGATAGTCCCATTCGGTGACATTGGTCATGTAACAACCTTGTCGTGCCCCATATATAGCCCACTGTCCGTTTTTAGCATCCATGCCGACGTGCATCCATATCAGTAGTCTATGTAGGTTCTTCCAATGTATCTGTTGAGTAAATTTTTTAGAGTCAGCTAGACTTCCTTCTAGTAGACTCATCTTAACCCCTTCACGAAATCCTGCCCTCCAAGCCTGCTGAGGACTAGCATTATTATGAACTACACTCATGCACTCTGCCATTTGTATATAATTAATGTCCCAACAGAAGTCTACCTGTGTCTTAACATTGTCCTTTTCTGCGGCTTCGTGTGTGCGCATGTCTAGAACTAGTTGAGTAGGCCAACATTTGATCCCGCCGTTGCCGTATATAAGTCCGTTGATGATATTACGAGCTCCCCAAGAGATTACTGATTTTGACAGATCAACCTCGGGCTTAAATTCTATTTCTTGTTTTAAAAAATTAGAATGAACAATATTGTCGCCGTCGACCACTACCACACGTTCTGTTTCTGCTAGTCTAGCACAGGCTTTATGTGCCGCGTCACTACCTTTGACTCCGTGTACACGCTTGGCCCAAGGAACCTTTGACAATAAATCTGCATAATTTTCCTCAGCATTCGGCTCATCAAAACTGAGGTATACTACATCACAATCTGTCACTTTAAACTTTGTCATGCTAATTCCTTAATTCCATAAGATTTGAATTTTTTCTGTGTGACCAAACTGATTAAATCTAGATTTGCCTCTTGGGAAATTGTAAATTTAATTCTAGCATTTCCTTCTTTTAAATCGTCCACACCTACTGTTATATTTTTGTACATATGATAGGGATTATTTTTTTCAACTACAAAAAAGATTAAACTTTTAATAATTCCTAATACATCCTTGGCTGTTTCATTAACAACGATATTCCATTCATCGGCGCAGTGTTCTATTGTGACTTCGTTATGGTAGGCATCAGTAGCTGGTATAAGATGTAATCCCTTTTCATTAGTCGATACTATCTGCTCTTCAGAGGTAATAATACCCTTTGACAGATTAAAGAAAAACTCTATCTTAAACTTTTTACATTGTCGTTTACCCGTTAAGAAATCCTCAATTAAATCTAATCTAATCCTAAAATTATTTTTATCCTGTGATTCAACGTTGCTGATCAAATGGACCGCACCACTATCGTCGTAGTGTATAAACATGTGATCGTATATCACTGCGGGTGGAATAAAGTCTAGTTCGGTCATCTCATCAACTTATATATTGTATCGTCTTGCAGGAACTGATCTTCAACATAGTGTAAAAGTCCTTGTTGTTGAAATCCGCCTATTTTAACCTGTCCGCTTTCATTGACCTGCCAATCCAACATTTCTGTCCAACGATTAGGGACATGTTCCCATCCTTGCAGGTGCGGCTTCATGTGTATAAAGCTGGGTATAAGTGATTCAGGGATCAATACTTGGTTAGCACAGTCCATAAAACGTATAGCCAATGCGGCATTGACATCCATACTACAAAACTGTTGTGTTTCCTTAGGAGTAAATCGATTGTAGGCTTCCCGCCACTTGGTAGATAATACTTCTAACCACTTAAAGAATTTATAGGCCGTTTCGGACTTTTTAAAATAGAACGACCCTACATATACGTTATCGAGTTTGTTTGCAGTGAATGTCTTGCGATAATAATCGCTGGTAATTCTATGGCCTCTATAATCGGTAACTGTAGAAGTAAACGCCAAGTCTCGTCCTTCGAAATATCTCCACCAATGATCATTTGTGTTTAGTAACAGCATGTCTGTATCATAGACTATATTTTCGGTGAACGGGGATGCATGAATTATCTTCCAACGATTCTCAATTTTCCAAGTCTGGTCTTTGGCAAGATCACTCCATGGAATAGGCATCACGTGATCTAATGCTCCGGCATATTCGTTAGGTATAGGATCGTTAGTAATGATGCAGGTTTCATTTATCTTATTGTGTTTCTTAATACTAAGGGCCAACGCGGCGGCTTGTCTAACATAATTAACATCTGAGTTCTGTGCTAAAAATACATGTCCTTTAGTCATTGATACACCTTAGTAGACTGTATTTGTTCATAACATGCATGTCTAGACTATTTGTTTTTAGACAAATGTAGTGCGAGTCCTTTTGAACCAAGAATTTCATTGCAGAATCTTTCATCTCTACCAGATAGTCAAAATCAAAAATGTAGTGAAGTTTGCCCGGAAGAGAACCTGCAAAATTACCTTGACAGTAGCCATTCATCATATGAACTGCTACGCTAAAGGCTATATCGTTTCTAAAGGTTGGGCTATAGATACTATAGGCTAACTTGTAGTAGGCCCAGTGTTCTTTTATATGCTCAACTAGAGTAAAAAATATTTCATTTTCTGGAGTTTTTCTAAAAAAGAACACAGTAGCCCAATAGAAGGGAATAGAATTGTCACTCACGTATTCAAATTCTGAGTGTTGTCTCCAGTAACCGATATCATACGATTCTTTATAGATTAGAAAGTCTCTAGGTTGCTCCCAACAATGGTGCAGTTTATCTGAGTTAACGACGTAATCCACATCGATTACTAAAGTTTCATCATAGGGCGACAATTCAAAACATTTAGACCTTGTAGTATTGCGCCACTGACCCTTGACCACCTTGTCTACACCATCTTTAAATTGTTTAGGATTTTCAACATCATCGTCGACGACAATTATTTTATCAAAAATTGGATCCGCAAACTCTATATTGGTTATCACAGAAACGGGCCTGTTTAGAAATTTTTTGATCCGTGTTGCCGCAAATATCGCCAATTGAACATAATCAATTTCGTTATTATTTTGAGCGAATAACAATACTCCCTGGGTCATAGATTGGTCAGACTTTCTACTGAGCGTTGTTTTTTTAGTTGGTCATGTTTGGTATGATATTCATTTACAGCCGAATAATAAACAGCCATGATATTTTTTAGAAATTCTGTGAGATTTGATACGTCGATTGGAACTTCGTTGCTGTCGACTAGCACGGGCGAATTATCTTTACCAAAATCTACTAGAGTTTTTACAAATGAAATCAGTTCTGGAGTGACTTTAAATACTCCGCCGTTGTAATAGTAGAGTAAATTTTGATAAAATTCTTCTTTGATAATTTGTTTTTGACCAGCCAGCGCGGTCATGTAATTGGCAAATTCAAATGCTTTAGTTAATTTTTCGTCCACAACAACTCCTAAGATTATACTACTTATAATACAGTATTATCTTAGGAATGTCAAATGATTAGGCTATTGATGATGCTGAACCTGTGGGTGCTGTAATGCTGACATTGGCGCCAGTTGGTTGAGTGCAGGTCACTGTGCTGGTTAGTGTGCCTTTAACGTCTTCGTCAATAGGTGCTCCGTCAGGTTCACCTGGAGTTGATCCTGGGGCGGCTGGGAGAGTAACACCACCTGTATCTGAATCTGCAAATGTAAAGACAAATGATAGAGTACTTGCGGTAGGGCGGGATACATCTATAAAGAATCTATTTTCGTTGTAAACAGATACTGAGCTGGCCTGTGTAAGGATTCTAACAGCGGCGCCGCCAATAGTTAAACTACGGAATCCTGTAGTACTTGAAAATGCTCCAGGGCTATTAACAGATCCAGTTATAGCCGTAGCCGATGCGCTGAACGATAGCGTCCCGAATCCCGATAGCATGTTTGCCCAATCTTGGGATTTTGATGCACTGGAATCTGATGGCCAACTGGCATTGCTGGCATTATAGTTGATCTGGCCGCCTGCATTAAAAAAGACACGAGCATGATCGGTTCCGGATAAAGCTACCTGTCCATTATTGTAACCATTAAACGTAACTGTTACAGTAGATGAGATAGTTCCATTCCACTGAGCAGTTCGTTGCGTTGAAGTTATTCCTACACCCGGAGTCAACTGACCTGCCGCGGCAGAGTCCGAGTTGGTCTGAGCGCCAGTAGCAAATTGACTGTACTGGTCGCGGATGTTTTCGCTAACGGTTGTTGGCGCAACAACGTTAACGTCTTGTAGAGTTTGCCACGGACTGCCACGGTTTGCAAGAATGCTCGCTAACCCGTCAGCTACGGCTGTATTAGTTTGATGAACACGAGCCTTAGACAAATCTGTTCTAAGAGCCGCCATTTGTGCTTTAGAAATAATAGCATTTGATGCTACCGCTGAGCTTGAAATTGCTTGGCCGTATCCAGTATTTCCGGTACCTACTCCCAAAACGCCTGCTATAACAGTTTGTATACTATTATAGTCTAACGGTTCAATAATCGAGTTGACGCCTGACGCCATAATTCTATTCCTTTTTAACTATATATTTATCATACTCTAAACGATTCACCACAGCCGCATTCATCCTTTACATTTGGATTTTTAAATTCAAAACCTTCATTTAATCCCTTACGGACATAGTCAATTTCGATGCCATCTAGATAGGCTAGGCTTTTTGGATCTGTAAAAATATGTACAGACTTGTCTACAAAGCTCATGTCTTCTTGTTTAGGTTGATCTACGTATTCTAACACATAGGCAAGTCCAGAGCAACCGGTGGTTTTTACACCCAATCTAATACCTAATCCGGAGCCCCTGCGAGCTAGATTTTCTTGTATTTTTTTGGCGGCTTGTCCAGTAATTGTTATCATGCTAGTATTTAACCTATAAATAAAGGTATAGAACTATTCTAGGAGAACTATTTTGGCCTATTCTGAAAAAGTAATCGATCACTATGAAAATCCACGCAATGTGGGCAAAATGGATATTGACGATACAGTAGGCACCGGTATGGTTGGCGCCCCTGCTTGCGGTGATGTAATGAAGTTACAAATACGTGTAGACAAAGAAGGTATTATTCAAGATGCGAAATTTAAAACATACGGGTGTGGGTCAGCGATCGCGAGTAGTTCGCTCGTCACGGAATGGGTCAAGGGTAAAACGTTGGACGAGGCTGGCGCAATTAAGAATGTTGAAATTGCAGAGGAACTCGCACTCCCGCCAGTTAAGATTCATTGTTCGATCCTTGCGGAAGACGCTATTAAGGCGGCTATAGCGGACTATAGGAGTAAACAGTAATGGACCCAATTCAAATAACTGATTCCTGCTATGATAAGGTATCAGATCTTCTTGCAGAAGAAAACAACCCGGCATTGAAACTTAGGGTATTTGTACAAGGCGGCGGATGTTCTGGATTTCAATATGGGTTTACATTTGATGAGGAACAAGCGGAAGATGATTTTGTCATTGAAAAAAACGCAGTTAAGATTCTAATCGACAGCATGAGTTATCAGTATCTTGTTGGCGCAGTTATAAACTATAAAGAAGATGTGATAGGTAGTCAATTTGTAATTGAAAATCCCAACGCTCAGACTACCTGCGGTTGTGGTAGTTCTTTTTCAGCGTAACATGCTTTATCAAGCACTTAAAAATCATTTTATTACAATAGATCCAAAAGAGTCACAAGATCTAGATGCCCAAAATGGTGTTGTGTTAGTGCCACAGTCTGGTGCTAAAGTATTCCTACATTGGCTTACAGATTCTGGTAAAATACGCTCAACATATACAATGACTTACGCTACTCGTGTTGAGGGCAAGGTCAAGTTAATCAATGGACTCGATGTCCAAACTACTGTTCATGTTATCCGACTTGCTTGACAAGTATGGTATTACCTGTTATACTATTAGCATCATAGTTAAAAAGGTATAACATGTTCCAAATTATTCAAGAACTTGAAGCAGACAACAGCCGCCTGGCTAAAGAAGCTATCCTTAAACGGGAAGCTGATGCAGGCAACGTGGAATTCTTTAACGGAGTTCGACTGGCACTGGACAACTACATTACATTCGGTGTTAAGAAAGTTCCTACATTCAAAGGACCGGACGGGCAGGGCTTGCCCTGGGTAGCCTTCCAAGAACTTTGTGAACTGTTATATACTCGACAGCTCACAGGCAACGAAGCCAAATCAGCAATTGAACTCGCTCTTAGTGCAAGTACTGAGGCACAGTGGAATGACTGGTATCGCCGTATCCTTATCAAGGACCTGCGGTGCGGTGTTTCAGAAAAGACTGTAAATAAAGTAGTCAAGGGCACTAGTATAGATGCTATTCCAGTATTTGAATGTATGCTGGCACACGATGGCGCAAATCATGAGAAGAAAATTACGGGTGTTAAACTGCTCGAACCAAAGTTGGACGGAGTACGATGTCTTACCGTCGTCAACTATTCAGCTCGAACCGTTGTTCAGTACA